AACTCCCGCCTGAAGAAATTCAATTCGCACTCCGGTCTTTGATTAAAGACAAGATGCTCAGAATGAAAGATGATGATTATGAGCATGATTGGGAATATATACGCTGTTGTATTTAGATTAAGGTATTAAGGAGGACCTATGCAAAACTTACCAATTCAAGACTCATCAAAATTGAGTGATTACGTTAGATGTAAAAGGTATTATTTCTATCGTCATGTGTTAGGTTGGGCTCTTGATGCTCCAGCACATGATACTCACTTTGGTGCATGTTGGCACATAGCAAGGGAACACCAATTACTTTATGGGTATGATGATATAGAAGGTGCATACAATGCCTTCATAAACGAATACCGTAAAGAGTTTGACCCTGAAACTGACAACCTGTACCTTCCAAAGACTCCGACAGCAGTGTTAAACGCTTTAAATGTATTTGCAAGTGAGAAGAAGCGAGACTTGATTGACAATGAGGTAGTTGAAATAGACGGTACAAAAATGACGGAAATATCTGGGACTGTCCCTGTAGATGATAACAGATTTCTATGCTACCGTCTCGACTCCATTATGAGAAGAAAGGAAGATGGTAAGATATTTTCCTGGGATCATAAGACAACTTCTGAAAAGTATTTAGTTGGAAGACAGTGGGCTGATCAATTCTACCTAGGAATCCAGAATGGCACCTATACACATTGTCTATACTGTATGTTTCCTATCGAAGATGTATTGGGGATAGAGTTCTGCGGTGTAGGATTTGCATTCTTAAAACGTGGATCAAGTGCCCGTCCCGCAGGATATCATATATCTACCAGACGAGTACCGGCATACAAGACACCTGAACAGATGAATGCTTGGCTATGGCTAGTCAATGACCTTTTGGATGATATCGAAAGGGAGTTCGATCGCCTGAATCACTGCTCAGAAAATGACTCAGTACTAATGGCATTTCCTATGAACCCTTCAGGATGCGGTGCATTTAGAGGATGCCCTTATCATGATTACTGTATATCCTGGAGCAACCCACTACAGAGAAATGATGAACCTCCCTTAGGATTCAAGGTTGAGTTTTGGAATCCTTTGAATATGGAGACTACTAACAAAATAAACCTGGAGTGGAATAAGTAAATGGAATTCAATGGAAGGTGGAGTGGCAAAAGTCTTTTGACAGATAAGTTTGTTGAATATCTTCTCGATTCTGGCAAACATGTTTTGTGCTTAAGCCCAGATCGTATGATACTTAAGCAAAGAGTGAGGCACTTAACGCTGCTTGAAAACATTCAGACTGAAGAAGTAGAACCAACTATTTTCTATGACGATATGAAAGGAGTATAACAATGGCTTATGATTATAAGAACGAGCTAGAAAAGGTAAAGAACTATTATGAGGGAGACCCTTTACAAAAACGTTTCTCGGCCCTTATAACCGGAGAGACTAATGCCGGTAAGACTTATCTCCTAAGGACTGCTCGAAGGCCTATACACATAGACTCATTCGACCCAGGTGGTACAAAATGTCTTAGAGATTTAATCTCCAGTGGAGATGTCATAGCTGATACACAATGGGAAGACGAAGATCCTTACAGCCCTACTGCATTTGCTAAGTGGATGAAAGCTACTGACATGCGTATTCAGATAGGGTACTTCAAAAACTTTGGGACATACTGTCTTGACAGTGCTACTACCTTTGGTGAGGCGGTGATTAACTACGAAATGGGAGGTAAGGGCAGAGCTGGTGAAGTCCCTCAGCATCGCAAGGATTATAACCCGCAAAAAGTATTTATGACCAACTATATCAGAAAGCTTATGCGACTGCCCTGCGACTTCATCTTGACAGGGCACCTTAGAGAAATCAAGAAGCTAATCCACTTAGACACATCAACAGGAGTGGCAAAAGAAGATATCAAGTATAGGTTCCTAACTACTGGTCAAGCAGTGGTGACAATTCCTTTGCTGTTCGATGAAGTTTATGTTATCATAGGTGAGGAAGGTAGAACTGAACCAAAAAGAAAGATGTTAATAGACTCGGTCGGCACCTATGTGGCACGAAGTAGACTCAAGATGAATGGCTTGCTTAACGCTATTGAGGAGCCTGACATTAAGGGTATATTAAAGAAGGTTGGGCTACCTTGGGAAGATAAGCCTAAACTTGACATTGGTTAAGACCGTTCAAAAATTAAACAATCTAACAAAAAGGAGAGAGTTATGGAAGAAAAGACTTACATCATCACGTTTGCAAACAACCTTAGAAAGAGAATAACTGTGCCAGCAGACTGGAAAGTAACATTTGGACCTGCTGCAAAAGGAGCTAACACTTACATTGACAATAGGAGTCGTCAGTATAAAATGCCTCTAGCTTTACGGTTTTATGAGTCTGACACGAAGCAGAGGGCAATATTTACAGACGTAGTCGATTTCAGAGACTCATCTATTAAAATAGAGGAGGAGAAAGTACGAGTACACGAAAAGGAAGGGTTTATGGAGTGTGAAGGAGTCAAAAAGAGTACGGTATTTAGGGCGTCTACAAAGGAGTGGGTAGACCCCGATGAACCAGTGGCTGACATGGCTCTTCTTCCTCTAGACTCAGAGATGTTTGGGACAGATGAAGATTAAGGATACTTAAACTTTAAACAATCTAACAACGGAGGTGCTATCATGAATAAGTAATACTTAGTATACAAGGCAATGTCTATTATCTAACAACAATTAATCTTTAGGAGGACAAAATGTCTTTAACTGATTACAGTAGTTTCGAAAAGGAAATCACCGATGTACCAGAACCTATAACCCTGCCACGTGGATCAGAAGTCAAAGCCCGCATCATTAACATACGTGAGGGAGTGAGCGATAAGAACGGTGCTCAGTGGTACTCGCTCGTATTTGATGTCCCTAAGGAACCCCTTGCATTGGAGTTCAATGATTTCTTCTGGGACCTGAAGGATCGTGACAAGCTGGATGAAAAATCCTTCATCCGTGCTGTCCGGAAATTCAAGACTTTTGCTGAGGCCTTTGGTCTTGACTACTCCAAACCCTTTGATTGGGAAGAGCTGATTGGGTTAGAGGGATGGGTTATCCTCGGTGTCAGAAAGACTGATGAATATGGAGATCAGAACACAGTTTCCAAATACATCGCTGGTAGCTAATCAACTAATCTTTGCTCTTTGAGAAATCAAAGTGGGGCATGGGAGCAGGTAATTACTTGTAAGAGGCAAATGAAACAGTGTGAAATATCGACTATTGGAGCCAGGGGGCCTGCAGCAAAGATTCAACAACTAAGGAGGATTAAATGAAAAACGAAGAATTTATGAATATAGTAGATAGAGCCAATATAAGGGGCAAAAGTCTACTCACAAAGAAGGCTGTAGAATATGATAACACAGATGACCGACTCAGCCAATTCTACCGTGTATCGTACATACAAGAAGAGCTTCCAACTCAGGCATTAACTGGGATGATGATGAAGCATGTTACATCTGTCCTTGATATGGCTAAAGATCCTCTTGCTCCCAGCCTTAAAATGTGGAGAAGCAAGATTGATGATCTTCGTAATTATGCAGTGCTGCTCGAGGCACTGGTCATTGATCTAAAAGACCTCAACAAACCTCAGGAAGATTAACTATGAACTGGGATGCTTATTTCCATACTGTGTGTGAAGCAGTAGCTTCTAAATCTCCTTGTTTGTCCAGGCAGATAGGAGTTGTACTTGTAAAGGATCATTCTATAATCTCAACTGGCTATAATGGTCCTCCAAGAGGCATACCTCATTGTGGAGCAGACAGAATTGCAAAAGATAAAGTGCTATCAGACATAATACACGAGGCTAGTCATGACAAAGAGAATGATCTATGGATACCTTCATCTCCTCTCGTTGTCAATTCAACCTGTCCTCGCAGGCTCCTTGGTTATGCCTCTGGTACCCACATGGAACTCTGTCATGCTCAGCATGCTGAAGAGAACGCAGTATCCAACGCTGCTAGATCACATGCTAACACACTTAATTCTACTCTCTACATGAACTCTATCATTCCATGCTCTAAGTGCTTCGGCACACTTATCAATGCAGGTATTATTGAAATAGTGGTAGACGAAGCTACAATATACGATAAGCATACCCAGTTTCTAATCGACAACTCATATATAAAGATCAGGGAGTTCATACTATGAACGATGAATATAAGCCACGCTTTTCGTTTGAGGTGACTGACGAACAGAAGGAACGTGCAGATAGATTGATCGGTGCCTATGGGACACGTAAGGCTATGTTTGGACAGATATTGGATGACACGCTAGATCTTATAGACGAATATGGAGGTGTAATTATAGGGATAGTTGCAAGCGGTAAGATCAAACCTAGAGAGGTTATTCCATCATTAAAGAAAGCGGAGGAGGTAGGTAAACATGGCAAATATTGACGATCTTGACCATGAGTCTATAACAGAAATGTCTATTGATGAAGCTATAGAGCTTCTACGACAAGTCAGACTAAGCCGTAGAATGCCGGCATCTTCAAGACCTGCGACAATAAAGAAGATTAAATCTACAATATCAACACAGTCAGTCGACGCTGCAACAGCATCTGAGCTACTCAAAATCCTGGAGGGAAAATAACTATGACAATCCAAGTAGGTAAGGTAGGCATGATTCCTACATCAGCTATAACTGTGTCAGATCGTACCAGAGAGGTAATGGGAGACCTTGAAGGGCTTGAACTTAACATGAAGGAAAGTGGTCTCATATCCCCATTAGCAGTACGTGACAATGGAGATGGTACCTATCGACTGCTCGCTGGAGAACGTAGATTTACTGTCCTTCAGAGAAACAATATAGAAGAAATCCCAGTACGTATATATGATAGAGAGCTCACAGACCTTGAAATGAAGATCGTTGAAAAGTCTGAAAACTTCTATCGTAAAGACATGGAATACTGGGAATTCGATAAGCTTACATTAGAGATCCATCAGCTACAACAAGCCATTCATGGAGTGAAGGCTCCTGGTCCTGGACAACAAGGCTGGTCAGTCGAAGATACTGGCGACACCTTAGGAGGTATCTCCAAGGCTGCTGTATCTCAATCAATTAAAAGGGCTGAAGCTCGTGAGGCATTTCCTGAGTTATTTGATAGCTGTAAATCCGCAAGTGATGCGTCTAAAGTGTTGAAGAAAGTGGATGAAGCAATTATCAAACAAGCTATTGCCCAAAAGCTTGAGGCCGAGCCTTCAAGGGGATCTGTTGCTCAACTATCTAACAGTTTCATAGTAGGTAATACGTTTGAAGAGATTAAAAAACTACCTAATGGAGTTATGCATCTGGTAGAAATAGACCCTCCATATGCTATTGAGCTACATAAGATAAAAAAGAATGAGGGAGTATCTAAGTACATTGAAAGTGA